AAATTGAGGGCGGAGACACTGGGTATCTGCCCTTCAATTTGCAGCCGGTTGGGTCCGCTGCCACCCCGCCAGCCACTGAACCTCAGAAAGCCACTGTCATATCAATCCAGGATGCCCCTTCCAAAGCCCTCCCGGCCCCGGCCAGGCGTGACGCCAAGAGTTACTGGCAAAATTACAACAAGCTGCGCACCGCCCTGGAGGAGATATTCCGGGGGAAGACAAAACGATATTTCTTCGAGCAGCGCAAGCTCCAGTTGAAGCTGATCGCTGACAAGCTGGGAGAGAAATCCATTCGGGAAACACCGGTTGATCCCGAATCCCTTCTGTTCGATTTGCCGACGGCAAATGACAAGCTGCAGAAGATGGTCTGGCCCCTTTACCTGAATAGCGGCCAGGAGGCGGGACAGGCACTCTACGCCGAATTGGGCTTTGATATTTCCGAGTTCATTATCCAGGACACCGCTGCCCTGGAAGTGCTCAAAACCAAACTTATCAAGGTCACGGAGATTAACGACCTCACCCGGGAAAAGCTCCGGGAAACCATCGCTGAGGGCCTGGCGAATGTCGAATCAGCCGGCCAGCTACAACAGCGGGTCCGCCACACCTTCAATTTCATTGAATCGCGAAGCTTGACCATCGCCCGAACCGAAACCGGCCAGTGTATGGCCGCGGCCCGGGATGCCGCCATGGATCAGTTGAAGGTTGAGGAAATTGAGTGGGGTACGGCGGGGGACGGCGATGTACGGGATACCCATTCAGGCCAAGCCGGGATGCGCCGGAAGCGGGGACAACCCTTCCCGAATGGCTGCCGGTATCCTTGCGACCCGGCGGGGGTGGCTGGGGAGATCATTTCATGCCGGTGTGTGGGCATTCCGGTCCTGGGGGACTAAGACCATGGCAATCAAGCTCGGCGTCAAATTCTCGCCTCACCTCCTGGAAGAATTGGTGCGCATCGGGGCCAAGATCACCGGTGAACATGGGTTTGCCGCCCGGCTGACGGAAAAGGGCATCCCGGATGATTTCAAGCTGCTCAACAGCGGCGTGGACGGCGAGACCGGCGAGTTCTTCCTGGTTTTTTCTGAGCACGGCAAACGGTCCCCGGGCCTGGTGGAGTGGCAGGCCCCGGTCTACGAAAGAGAAAGGGAGGCAAGCGATGAAGCTTCTACATAAGGCATTAGATTTCCAGGTCCGGCAGGTAGGCAACCCGGATGATCGCATACTTGAGTTTATTGGTTCCACCGCGGACGTGGACCGGTACGGCGACATTATCGAAGTGGGCGGCTGGGACCTGAAGCACTACCTGAAAAACCCGCAGTTCCTCTGGGCGCACAATTACAGCGTCCCTCCTGTGGGCACGACTCGTAAGGTGACGAAGGCCGACGGCGCCTTGGCCTTCCAGGTCTATTTTCCCAAAGATGACGAGATCAATGTGGCCGGCTGGCCCTCTCATGTGCCCACGCCCGAGACAGTCTACCGGCTTTATCTGGGCGGATTCCTGCGGGCCACCTCCGTCGGGTTTCAGGGTCTGGAATGGGAGCCGATCCTGGGTGACGCGGATGATCAGGGATTTCGGCCCCGGACGGGAACCAAGTACACGAAGCAGGACCTCTACGAACTTTCCGCCGTCCCGGTCCCGGCCAATCCCTACGCTTTGATGAACGCGGTACAGAAAGGGATTATCTCAGAAGAGCAGGTTAAGGCTTTTGACCTGGCCGAATATGGGCTGTGTAAGTGCAAGACCTGCGGGGCTGAGTTTCCGGCGGGGACGGCGCATACTTGTGCTCCGCCTGAATCCGATAAAAACGACCTGATCAAGGGTCGCCTGGTAAAGTTGGGAGTCCCTGGGCCTGACGGTGACAATTGGGCCGTTTCTCTCTTGGCCCTCTGCGACCTGGCCGAATCCCTCCATGCCGAACTTGCCGAAGCCAAAGCCCAGGCTACTGAGCCCCACAAGATGACGCTGGTTTTGGATGAAAAGCAGCTTGAGGCGATCCGGCAAGACGCACTGAAAATCTTCCATGAGCAATTCAATGTCGAAGTCCAGGCCAAGGCTGGGGCCGTCCTCTCCGCCAAAAACAAAACGGCCTTGAAAAATGCCCAGGCCATGATCCAACAGGTCCTGGATGCTGCGGAACCTGCTGAAGAAGGCAAAGGCGCCACCCCTAACCAGAGCATCTATTCCCTTGCGTTGAACCCCGGCATTGAGCCTGAGGGGGGGAGACAAGCGGGGGAGGGAGAAAACGCGGACGTGGCAGAACTGCGCACCTTAACCAAAAACCTACACCTCGCGGTGTGCAAACCATAGGAGCATCCCATGGACAAAATCAAGGAGTTGCTGGCGGATATTCAAGCGAAGTTGGCCGAGACGGTGAAAGGGGCCGATGACCAGCCCATCACCCTGCTCGAAGCCTTCAAGATGTTCCCCGAGCTTCAGGTGAAGTACGGGGAAATCGAAACCCGCCTGGCGGAAATCGAGTCCAAAAACAAAACCCGCAAGTGGGCCAATGTACCCGGCTTGGAAGACGAGAAGAAATCCTTCTCCTTTTGCAGGGCACTGCGGGCTATCCGTTCCGGCAAGGCCATGGAGGACTGGGAATCCATCGGCGCGGGCCTGGAGGCGGAGGTCTTTAAAAGCACCCGGGCCATGAGCACCGGGACCGACAGTGAAGGCGGCTATCTGGTGCCCATGCAGGCCATGCCGGAATTTATTGAGATGTTCACTGCTGAAGCGGTCTGCGTTCGCATGGGTGCCCGGCTCATCTCCGGCCTTCGGGGTGCTCCGGTAGTCTTTGCCAAGCAGACCGGCGGCGCCACCTTCTACTGGACCGGCGAGAACAAAGAGATCGTCGCCTCCATGCTGGAAGTCGGCCAACTCAAGATGGTTCCCAAGAAACTCACGGGCATGGTGCAGCTCAGCAATGAGCTGGTGCGCATGTCCAGCCCGGACGCCGAGGCGATGGTGCGCCAGGACCTGGCGGCCGGCGCGGCCCTGGCGGTTGATACTGCGGGGCTCCGGGGCATCGGCTCCGAGAATCAGCCCTTGGGAGTCGCCAATACCCCGGGGATCAACACCGTCACCCTGGGCACCGGGGCCGGGGCCGTCCCCGACTTCGTGAACCCCTGGCCCGACATGGAATACGAGCTTTCGCTGGACAAGGCTTTGCGCGGCCGGCTGGGGTTCATCTTCCACCCGGCCATCAAACGGGTGCTCAAGAAGCTGCGGAATCCGTACTTCTCCGGGGACACCGGCGGCGAGTATCCCTTGCTGCCCCTGACCGATGCGCAGTTGCAGGCGGTTCTCGGGTATCCCTTCGCTAACACCACGGAACTCCCCATCAACCTCGTGACCGGCGGCTCGTCCAACTGTACGGAGATTTTCTTCGGCAACTGGGCGGAAATGCTCATCGGCCAGTGGCTGGGGTTCGAAATCCTGGGGTCCAACGTGGCCGGTACCTCTTTCGCCTACGATCAGACCTGGGTGCGGATCATCACTCAGGTTGACATCGCCCTGCGCCACGCGGAGAGCTTCTGTCTCTGCAATTCGGCCCGGATTGGCGCGGCCTAACCTGACACCCTGAGAAGGGGGCCGGAGTCTGTGGGTTCCGGTCCCCGTTGCCATAAGGAGAAGCATCATGCCGAAATATACCGCGTCTGAAGAGCAGGTGGTCAAAGACCTGGTGGCCCCCATTGCCCAGGCTCCCGGAACCATTACCGGGACCGGGATCGATTGCCGGGGCTATGACGAGGCCTTAATCGAATTGGCTGTTGGGGTCATCCCCAGCAATGGCACCCTGGACGTGCATATTGAGGAGTCCGCGTCCCTGAGCACCGGATATGCCGACATCACCGACGCCGTGTTCGCCCAGAAGGTGGCCGCCACGGGGGCCACGTCCTACGTCGGTCGCCTCAATCTCCGGGAGCGCAAACGGTATATCCGGGCCATTGCGGTCATCGCCAACCAGACGATCCCCCTGTATGTGGGGGCGATCCTTTCTCAAGCCCAGGTCAACCCCGTCGCCCAGGTCAATGCGGTGGGCTTCAACGTCTAAAAGAGGATCAGCGATGCACCAGCAGGTGGAACAGACGGCATACCGGGTCAAGCAGGGGTATTCGATCCATCTCCCATTCAGTCGGGTAGTCCGGGGCGGCGAGCTTTTGGAGAATCCCTCCCCCGAACTGGTGCGCCTGAATGCTTGGAAACTGGAACCGGTGAAGCCTGCCAGCATCGCCCCCGAAACTCAAGCCCCCCTCCCGGCCCCTGTGCTGGCTCCGGGAGGGGATATTTCCATCATCATCCCGGCATGGAGCGCCGCGGAGTTTCTCCAAGAGTGTCTTTATTCGCTGGTGGCCCAAACGCACATCCTGGCGGGCGACAGTCAGTATGAAATCCTCCTGGGGGTAGACGCCTGCAAATCCACCAGAAAGCGGGCACTCAAATTAGCGTGGAACTACCCGGCCTTGCAAGTCCATTATTTCGAACGGAATTACGGCCCTTACATAGTGAAAAATAGTCTCGCCCGGCTCGCAAAGCATGAGCGGCTCATGTTTTTTGATGCAGACGATACGGCCTGCCCCGGCATGATTGAGGTGCTTTTAAGACACGATCAAGAGCCGGATGGAGCGGCAGTTTATATGAACGGATGCGACAGCGCCGGCCAGGTCAAAAAGACCTGTGGGGTGTTCCTGATTCGCAAGGCTGACTTCCTGAGAATGGGCGGATTCATGCCCTGGCAGTGTGCGGCGGATACCGAATTTTTGCAGCGCCTGGACACCGCCAAAGTCCCCAAGGTGTTTGTGAATGAAGTGCTCATGCACCGGCGGGTCCACGACAAGCAACTCACCACCAAGTCGGATACGGGGTTCGGGTCAACCTTGCGGGGCGGCTATATGCGCCAGATTCGGCAACTCGGCAAGTTGGGGCTGGTGAATGCCGGGCTGGTTACGGTTGAAAGCATGAGGCTCGTTTAATGATCCATGTGAAATACATCGGCGGGAATCATGCGGGGGTCAGCCAGAAATGGGGGGGCACCTGCGCCACCAACTATGCCTTGCTCAAGGCCTTGGAGGGGCACCCGGAGTTTGTTTTTGAAGCCAAGTTCAGGAAAGACTTCCCCGGGTTGCTTGAGATTCGCCGGTTTCTTGAGGGTGCGGACGTGACCCACGTTGACGATACGTTCATCGTCTCCCGGATGTTTCACGGCGGATTCTCGGCCCCGGATATCATCGGCCCCATTACCCGGTCGCCTTTGAAAAACTATGAGGGCTGGACGGCCCCCTACACAGCGGAGTGGTTCTATCAGGCTCAGGTGATCCGGCTGAACTACGCCGAAGAGCGTCACGACACCCACCTTGTGCGCCTCATCCGGCACGGTGTGGATACCGGCCGGCTACAGCCCTGTGAAGGTGCGGCCAGAAAGTACGTCCTCTGGGCCGGCGACAAAAACCGCCCTGCCAAAAACTACCCGCTCATGGAAGAGATCATGCAGGGCTTTGAATTGCCGGACGGTTACGAGTTTCGGGTCCTGACTGATTACCCGGTGCAAGATTATTGGACACTCTTGGATGAAACCGCGGTCCTGGTAAACACGAGCCGGCACGAGTCCTTTTGCTGTGCAGCGTTCGAGGCCATGGCCAAGGGAGTCCCGGTAATCTGGCGCCAGGGGCTACAAGGCGGCGTCCACGAGGCGGCCGGGCTGAGGGTAAGCTATGAGGCCGGGGCTTACCGGGCGGCGATCCTGGAGACCCTTAGTGGCGAGAACTACCTGAATTTGGGCCAGGCTGCACGTGAATACTGCGAGACGAACGCAAGCCTGGCGGTAATGGGCGAAGACCTGGCCGCGGTTTACGGGGAAGTCATGGAAAAGAAGAAAGCGGAGGCAACGTGACCCGACATTTCGTCAAGGAATTCTTCGATGACAAGCCGTTGGACGGCCTCAAGAAGACCATCACCGGGGACTGGTCTGAGAAGAACCTGAACCACCACCTGGGACTGCTCAACCCGCCCCCCAAGGCCAGGAAGATATTGGAAATCGGCTGCGGCGTTGGACGGCTACTCATCCCCCTATGCGACCGGGGGGCAGAGCACTGCGTCGGGGTGGACGCCAGCCGGGCCATGATCGCCGCAGGCCAGGAGTTCATAGGGAACCGCAATATCCAGATGCTCCACTGTGACGGCACCGGGGCCATCGGATTACCTCTGGTCAACTATTTCGATTGGGCTTTCTCAATCATCACCTTCCAGCACATCCCGGATACCGGGACGGTGAAGCGGTATCTTGGAGAGG